CGTCGATCGTATCCGCGCCAGCGATGCCGCCCGAGCCAAACGTAAAGCCGAACGGGCGGCCGAGCGTAGCCAGCAATCAACCCTCACCGAAGAGGAAAAGAAATTGATACCAGCTGACTGGATGCGCCGCAAATGAGAACCAGCCAAGATCGAGCAATACTTGCCGCAGACGTACCGGGATTGGTCGCCGTAAAACTGGATCGTTGGGCCGCATGGATGAGATCGGGCGCAGGTGCTCGCGGCTATCCGGGCAGATCGTGCGGCATGGAGTCCGGCGGGATACACACCTCGGACGATGCGGAGGCCCAGGCCGACAGTTATGCCGCCCGTGCGTGTGACGGCGCAATTATGAGCCTGGCCCCCATACAGATTGCCGCCATCGGCGTGTACTGGCTGGGGAATGATCCGCGCGGAACACCGCCTGACGTTCTGTTCGGTCTGGTGGTGGGTGCATTGCCGGTAATTTACCGTGGGCTGATATCGAGGGGGTGTTTGTAATGCCGAGCCACTATTGGATGGGAGAAGAGATCGATTACAAGCATTATCGCAAATGCGAGCAACAAGTCTCGCGTGAAATGCTTGCTTCTGGCTGGCACACTTACGATGGCAAATTCAATCAAGTATTGAAGCATCGTTCAGGTTTGCGTTATCGCGGCGTCAAATAAACCATGGCGCCCGACCTAGCCGAAAAAATGAGACTGCGGGCGGATGCCGATAAACTACCTGCCGATCACGCGCTACGCATCAAAGCCGACGCATTTGAAGAGGCGTGCAAAGGATATTACGCCACGCCGCAAACAGTCACGGTCGGCAAATTCATGGGATGCTGGGCGAGGGCTCGGTCGGCTTGGTGCGAATATTCTGGCGAACCACTGATTTAACACAACAAGGAGCAACACCAATATGAGCAAATTTACAATGAACCAGTTGATGACGATGCAAGTATCCCTCGTCGCCCTGTCACAAATCAAACTGCCCGCCCATCCCGCCGCGTACCGTATTGGCCGCGCGCTGGACACGATTGCCTCGGCAAGCAAGCGACCGATTGCCGATATGCGGGCGCTGTACCAGAAACATGGCGTGCTGAACGCCGAGGGCACGCAATATGCCCCGCCTGCCGATCCCGAAGCGTTGGCCGTATTTCAAGCCGCATGGACTGAAATTCAGAACCGCGAGATCGAAATTGAATTGCGTCCGATCCGTGTTTCCGACCTGGGCGACGGATTGATCGAGCCTGCGCACCTGATGGCGCTGAACGGGGTGATGATTTTGGATGATGTGGCCCCCGTGGCGAGCGCGGACCCGGTATTGGCGGGCATCATTGCCGACTCGGCCGAGATCGCACGCGTCCAGGTATAAAAACGTAGCCGGTTGTGGCCCTTTCAACTTCGAGTTCGCCGCTCGGATTATGGCCTGCGCTGGCTGGGCTCTCAGTTCCGCTATTTCATTGGCTGGGAGCACGCATAGCTTCAAGACTGGCCACGTAAAGGTAACGGTCCGAAGCGCAGGAAAGGCTTTTAATACAGGAGAACGACCATGAAAAGACACGTACATAGCAAACAAATCGCACAATTTGCTGCGATGGCTGCCGAGGGCTATCCGGTCGGTAGACTGGTGCAATGGATGGGCGGAAATCGCGCCGAAGGCAATGAGATGTGGGTGACTGGTGCGCCCACGACAGGATGGCACGATGGCATGATATATCGCGTAGCCTGCGCATTTGGAAATAGGTTTCCTTCGTTGGGAGGGTCGCACGGTCGCATTTGAGAGCAAGGAAACTTTCCAAATCTGGGAGCCAGGCCACCAGTTGAAAGAGCTATCTTTGACCATACCCCCGATGCCCGTGCAGGTGCCCACCGCCAAGCAATACGAAATAACCCACCAGATCGGTGAGGTATCAGTAACCGTTCGTGCGCCAAGCGCCGCCGAGTGCGAACAGATCGTGGCGCGGTTGGATAAATCTACGCCCGACCTCATACCCCCGCGCGAACTGTCCCTGCGTGAAGAGGAAATGATCAAGCAGTTGCGCGCGGTATATCCGTCGAAGCTAAACCGTCGAGCGTTCATATCGAGCCTCGGTGGGATTGTAGTCAGCGACGTAGCCGCAGTTTTCGCGGTAGCCGTGCCCGCCGAGGCGCAGGACTATGCAATTCTAATTCTGAGCAAAGCCCGGAATATGGGCGAGGTCATCTCGGTCAATGGGGTTCGCGTACCATGACCGCAGCGAGTACTCAGGTCGCAGTAGTAAACAACGGGTCAATCGTGGAAGTTCGTCGCGCCGACGGTTCGTTGGCAGAGCGATACCTCGGGGACAGCGCAGAACAGATTAAATTCGAGCATGACGCGGGCAGATGTGGGGCGTTATGCAGCCATTGCTACCAGGAAGCGATGGAATGGTTGGCCAGTCAGCCCGCGCCGACACCACACGAAATGCTTGACACGCCACAAACTACCACGTAATCTGAGGTCTCCGCGTACAACTACGCCCGTAACAAACAGAATTCTCTCCTCCCTGAGAACTTGATCCCGCCCAGCGCGGGATTTTTTTTGGACAAATCCCCATGACGGTCAAACGGCGCACACGCAAGGTATCCGCAGCAGCGGCACCCGTGGTCACGCCCGTGAAGCCGCCAATGAAGATGCGCCCCGACGGGATGGCAACAGCTGCGCGTTCATCGCGCCGCCGTTTTAACGATTTGGACCTGATGCTGGACGAGCACGGCGAACCGCTCAATCCGTTCGTTCTGCCGAAAACATTGCCGGGCGTGATACCGAAGAGTACGACGCAATTTGCTTGCGACACAGCCTCGGGCATCATTGACGTATATGGTTACAACGCCATTCAGAGCCAATTTGTCGAAGGCGTGGCATTCCCCGGCTTTCCAGCCCTGGCCGCTCTCTGCCAGCGCAGCGAGTATTTGCGCCCGTCCGAGATTCTGGCCAAGGAAATGACGCGCAAGTGGATCAAGCTGCAATGCGCCGGCACGACCGACAAAAGCGACAAAATCAAGCAGATCGAGACTGAATTCCGCCGCCTGGACGTTCGCGGCCTATTTTGCAAAGCAGCTGAACTGGACAACAAACATGGTCGCGGTCAGATTTATATCGACACCGGCGACACAGACAACTTGGAAGAGTTGGCGCTACCGCTGACTCCGACCAAAGAGAAGGTCAATCCGCGTAAGCCGATCAAGTCGCTGCGCACCGTCGAGGCAATTTGGACGTATCCAGCCGACTACAACGCGACCGACCCCCTGCGCGCGGACTATTTCAAGCCGCAGTCGTGGTACGTGTTCGGCAAAAAGGTGCATGACACGCGTATGCTCACATTTGTCAGCCGCGAAGTGTCCGACCTGTTGAAGCCAGCCTACGCCTTTGCGGGCATATCGCTGACGCAGATGCTCATTCCGTACGTGAACAACTGGCTGCGCACCCGCCAGAGCGTATCGGACATCGTTTGCGGGTTCAGTCAATTTGTGCTGAAAACTGACCTGTCCAGCGTGCTGAACATGGGCGGCGGCGAGCAGGAAGCCAATCGCGTTGCATTGTTCAATGCGAACCGCGACAACAACGGCCTGATGATCGTCAACAAAGAGACGGAAGATTTTGACAATGTGGCTGCACCACTGGCGACATTGGACGCATTGCAGGCCCAGACGCAGGAACATTGCGCGGGCGTGGTCGGTTTGAGCCTCATCAAGTATTTTGGCATCACGCCCAAAGGTCTGAACAACAATTCGGACGGCGAGATTCAAGTTGGCGACGACGCGATACTGGCAGATCAGGAAAAAGTCCTGACCCCGCAGTTGAGCCGGTTGCTGACTCTGGTGCAATTATCGCTATTTGGCGAGGTTGACCACGATATCGGATTTACGTGGGTGCCGCTGCGCAGCCTGGATGAAGAGTCCGGGGCGGAAGTGCGCAAGACCGACGGTGAGACTGCGGCGGCATATATTGACCGCGGCGTAATTTCCCCGGATGAATCCCGCAAGGTGCTGGCGCGCGACCCTCACTCCCCCTATTACGGGCTGGATTTGAGCATCGAAATCACGCCGCCGGGCATGGAGTTGCTTGAGGAACAGGAGTCGGACAATGGCGGACAAAAGACGGACGATAAAGAAAAAGACTGATCTGGAAACGCTAAATCCGATCCCGCCTAACGTCGGTATCGAGTCGGCGTATCGCCGCAGGATGCAAAACCTGATCACGTCGATGCAGAATAGCGTCGCGTATTTTTTGCCCGCTGCGTACCGTGCCGCCAATATCGAGCGCGTTGCCGGCGTTAAAAAGATTGAAACCGTGCTGGACGAGCTGAAAGCCCGCTGGCTCGCCAAATTTGATGCTGCAGCGCCGACACTGGCTGCGGAATTTGTCGCAAAAGCCTCGCAGAACCTCGATGCAAACCTGGTGCGCCAGATGCGCGACCGTAAATTTGCCATCCATTTTGAACTCACGCCTGAAATGCGGGCAATCGTTCATACTGAGATCGTGCAGAATGTATCCCTTATTCAGTCGATACCTTCGCAGTATTTCACAGAGGTCGAGGGGTTGGTGATGCGCTCGGTCGAGGTTGGCGGCGACTTGAAAACGCTGACCGACGAATTGCACAAGCGGTTTGGAATTACCATGGATCGTGCTGGATTTATAGCGTTGGACCAAAACAGAAAAGTCAACGCTGCGATGAACCGCACCCGCCAGCTTGAGCTGGGGATAACGAAGGCGACGTGGATCCATACCGCATCAAATCATCCGCGGCAGAGCCACATTGATTTTAATGGCAAAGAATACGACATCAAAGAGGGGGCCCTCATTGATGGTAAGCGCATCTGGCCGGGCACTGAGATAAATTGTCATTGCATGAGCCGCAGCATTATGCCGGAACTCATGCGGCAACATTAGGAGCACACCGATGGCCACAAAGGAACTGACAATCACCGTGACGGCGACGCGGAAATGGTGGTTTCCTGTGGCGTTGTGGGTGGCGCGAGTCATATACCGAATTCGCCCGAGCGCAACCGAAGCCGTCATTGCATTTTTGATCAAACGCGCATTTAACTACCAATACCGAACTGCATAACAGGACACCATGAAACGAAACAAGCGGGCCAAATTAGCGTTTGACCGGAAGCCCGCGCTCGCCCACGATATCGGCGTCATCAAAGGTGCCGGCATCTGCATGCTCGCCAAGGATACCGGCCGCGTGCTATTCCTGAAGCGTTCGCCGACCAGCTCGCATC